ATCACCTTTTTCTGACTTAGAATCAGGTTGAACACCTTCTTCCATAGTCTCAACTACTTCCGTAGTTTCTAGGTTATTTTCTAACTCTGCCATTTTTTTCTCCTGTTTTAGATTATATTTAATCTATTCTATTTTATTTATATGTTATAGACTCTCAACGAACCTTTTCCATAGATTTAACTTAGTTTCTTCTAACTTATTTAGTCGTGTAGATTTAAGGGTTCTTTGGAAGTCTTCTGCTTGTATAGCAGTTAACACCCCATTTGTTCCCATTATCCACTCAACCCCTTCCATTATACCTTCGACAAATGCCTCAGGAGCGGATGGGTCAGCGACTATGTCACCTGCAGTTGCAAGTTGAAAATCGCCTTTAACATATTGTGCATTACCTTTTTGTTCTAGTGAACCTAGACCTCTAGATGATACACCTAATTTAGCACCATCATTGATAAGAGCTTTTACAATCTCACCATTAGGGGTACTTAAAATCTTTGCTTTACCAACATAGTTTGACCCTTCTAGAGTCAATGTTTGGATAAGATGTGATACTTTATCAAGATTGATGGTTGGCCCTTCAGGGTGTCCCAACTCACCGAAAGCACGTTGCTTCTCAACGAACTCTTTGTTGTAACGATTTACTTCTTTCTCCATTATTTCTTTTGGATAGACTCTACCGTTACGGTTTTTGATGTCAGCTTGCATGAAAACACCTTCAATGAAGTAATCTTTACCACCCGATTTTGATTCGGTGATAATTGGTGCAATATTCTCGTTAAATTCAGCTATTAATTTCATTTGTTATGTCCTCTAGTGTAATTTCTTCACCCATACTCATCATCAAAGTTTTCATGTCTTTAAATTCTTTCTCAGCAGATTTCAGGTCTTTGTAAGGGTCATCACCAAACAACATACCATCTAAGTAAATATCTACTTTGTTCTTCTTGTTCTGCACAAAATGTACATCTACCTTACTAGAACCAACCTTTGCAGAATCCTTTTTCAACAACTTAGAACCATTAGGCAACTTGAATTTTGCCTCGTTCAATTCTGTTCGTATTTCTGCAAAACTTTTCATTTACACTCCAGTGTGTTCTTCGGGATTAGTCATCCAATCCACTTGTAATTCTACTCTTTTAAAATCAACTGCACTTGCAGCCTTTTCTTTAATTCCTTGGTTGATGAGTTCTTTGGCATCTACCAACTCACCCTTTTCAATAGTGTCAACAATGTCTTTTGCTATACTCATAATTTACTCCTAATACTGTGAGAATCCACCGTCATCGTCATTTTGACCAATTCCTGCTTCTTTCTCTGCCTTTATTTGGTCATCAATCAACTTGATGTCCTCTTCTGTCTGTCTTAATATGTACTTCCTTACATACTCTTGTGAGAAATACTGTCCAACGTACTCTGACGCACTCTGAAGCGCATCTAATCTCTCTCTTAGTATCTCTTGTTCTTTCAGTTCAGTGAAGTGATTGTCTGCAGTAAAGTCGTATTGAATGTAGTCTTTATACTTATCAAACTCCTCTCCAGTTACAATCTCTTTAAGAACCAATTGAGTCTTTAAGATATCTGTAAACACTCTAGCAAACTTCTTCTGAAGTCTGTTAGTGAACTTATTAAACTTAAGTTCGTCTCTAGAAATTTCAGACGACTTACCCATATTGAATCCGTTGTCTGACTCCATCCTAGAACTAGGAACATTTAATGATTGGTATAACTTCTTCTTGAAGTATTCTACGTCATCAATTTCTGCAAGGTTTTGTCCGCCTGGCAAGGTAGATATTTCTGTTCCTCTTCCACCCTCTCTTCTTGGTAACCAAAAATCTTCCAACATACTCATATGTTTTCTGTCATCTTTGATTTCACCTGTATCTGCATTATAGATAAGTTTATTTCTATACTTATTCATAACGTCTGCAAGATACTGTTCTGCTTTTGCTTTTGGGAGGTTACCTACATCTATGTAGAATATCCTTCTTTCAGGAGCCCTAGATAATCTATAGATTACTAGTGCATCTTCCATCATTGATAACTGATTTGCAGTCTTCAATGCCTTATGCATATATCCTATGACTGCATTCTTGTTGAAGTCAAGGAGTCCTGAAGTAGTATATGTTACCGCTTCGGGAGCAATTTTAACAGTTGCACCTTCGTTAGCACCTGTCTTGTCAAAACCTTTGTCATTAAAAACATAAAACTCTTCTATCTTTTTAATAATCTCTACGCCGTTCTTTTTGTCTTTCTCTACGTTTCTAACTTTCTTGATTTTAAGAGGGTCAACATTTCTAATGTCAACTATACCCTGTTTTAATCTTTTAGAGTCAACGACTTTATGGAAGTAAATTCTTCCATCAACGTACCATTTTCGGAATATTTCATGAGAGTTCTGATTGAACTTCATTAGTGATAGGATTGTGTAAAACTCGTCCTGTATCTTTTTCTTAATACCATCTGAGAGTTTTAGGTCTCTGAGGTCAAGTGTTACAATCCTATCGGCACTATCCGAGGTGATACACTCATTAACAATGTCTTCAATAGCAGCGTCACATTCAGGTACTAAGGAAGTCTCTCTGTATCTTCTAATGAGTTCAACCTCATTCTTGATACCACCTTCCATATCGACATAGGCACCATAAGCACCTCCTGCGATAAATCCTGCCTGTTGACTAATGACGGGAGTGCCGTCATCGTCTACTTGAGGGACAAACGAACTTGCGTTCGGTGTCTCTGTGGCCCTTAACTCGTCTTTCTTACGAGATATTTCAAATCCAAATATTTCCATACTATTATTTATAACACCTTAAAAGGGTTAATTTCACTTTAAATTGTCTTAGATTACTCTTTCCCAGTGAGAATATGAGAAACTTACTTCAAATGTTTCTAGACCGTCTGCTTGTTCAGTTGATAATTCAATTGAACCTACTGAAGTCGGGAACATATTAAAGAACTCATATCTCGCTAGAACTGAATCATCTTTACCTAGTTGTTCTACAAATGCTCTTGATACTAAGTAATCGTTATTAGTAGCAGCAGCTGAATCACCGTAACCAGCGATATCTTGTTGCCATCCTTCTAGGGCAGTTCTTGAAGAGAACTCAATATCATTAATGATACTAACTGTCCATGCATCAAATGTTCTGTCACCAGCAAGTTTAAGATTCATTCCTCTGAAAGGGATTGTAATCTCTGCAACTGTTGAAGCAGGCATTGATGTTGCTGTTGCAAGTAATTCGATATTTTGTCCTGAACGAGGTACGAACACTCTAAATCTGTTAGCTCTTGGGCCGCCACCGATTAATTGTGCTTTGAATTGGTCTATTGTTGCCATTTATATACTCCTAATATTAAACTGCACTGTATACTTCAGTAAACTCGACACCACTTCTAGCGGCAACAAAGTTTAAAGTAATAAAGTTAATTGATTTAGCAGGTTTCACAAATATTGAACATACGAATTCGTTTCTATCAATCACTGAATCAGTGTTGTTAGTCTCATCACATATTACTGAGAAATCTGTTAAACCTCTTCTGTTTTTCACATCTCTTAGGAAAGGTTCTACTGCACTTCTAAATTGAGCACGTGTGAACGAATCGTTATATTCAAATAACTGAGCTTTAGCTGCAGTTGCGATTGCTTTTTCTAAGACGATGAATAATCTTCTTACATTAATTCTATCAAATGCAGAAGGTGTTGATAATGCAGTTTTATCACCAAACAGGATTGTACCTTGGCCTGGGAATGTTGCAACTGGGTTAACTCTTGCACGATATAGGTCATCTCTAGATGCCTGTTTAGGATTCAATGCAAGTTTAGTAATACCTAGGTATTGTCCTCTTGAGAATCCAGCAGGTGATACCCATGCATCTCTTTGTAAATCACTTCTTGCCATAATTCCAGCAGTGTGTGATGAAGCAGGTATCCAAATGTATCTGTCGTTAAATCTGTCGTATTGATAAACCCATGTTGAGTCTAGTACTGCATATGAACTTGAAGTTGCAGTGTTACATGTTGTTATAACATTTGCACTTGCAGTTGATTCTGAAGAAACATTGACAACATCTGCTCTTCTTGGAGAGACGATTGCCATGCAGTCTTTTCTAGTTTCACATAGTAGTATTGCTTGATTTGTAAGTGTTGTCCAATCTGCAAGAATATCTTGTTCTACACCACTTCCGTTATCTGTTCTAGAAGAACCGACAAGTAGGAAAGAGATGTCTATAAGTTCTGCATCACCGAAGTGAGTTGACCATGCACCATGTTTTTGACCAGCAGTTGAAAGTCTTCCATCTGCACCACCACTTAATGATGTGTTCTCATGTAGAGAAGGTCTTAAGAAAGCAGTTGTACTTGATTGTGCAATTGTTCTAGTTTCACCAGCAGATGCAAGCATTGCTGTTGAGTGACCTGACCAATATACATATTCTGATTGTGTTTCTAATACATTTTTGTAGTAGTTAGAAGCACCTTGTGCATCTTTAGCGTCTGACGCAAGTGATAAGAATCCAAATGATTCTAACACTGTGTGTGGTTTTCCTGAGAATAATCCATCTTCGTCTACAACTACAACGTGTACTTCGTCTTCACCAACTCCTGCTACTGTAGCAGAATGTGATTTAGCAGGTGCTTTATTGAAAAGACCATGGAATTCCCAATATCTGCTAATTGCTGAATCATCTGCAACTGAAGTTGTAAGACCTGAACCAGCTGGTTGACCAACTGCTTCAATTGTGATTGTTGTTCCACTTGCCAAAGTTAACACTCTGTACATTGTGTCATGACCAGCAAACTTAATTAAGTCTCTAACTGCAAATACATTTGATGCATCTACTGTTATTGTTGTTTGACCAACTGACTCAACTCCGTCTGTTAGGGTAACATTGTCGTTGTAATAAGCATCTGAACTTGCACATACGGAAACTTTTAATGAGTTACCTTTTGAACCTGCAAATTTAGAAACGAACTTACCAACTGTTCCTGCAGCCCCACCTGATTGATAGGTAGTGATGTAATCTGATGAATTTTTTAATAATGATGTTGATGCACCTGCTCCATTTGCACTGAAAACTCCTGTTGAGTTTACTCTAACGATTCTTAATGATGAACCGTATTTTAGAAATGATTCTGCTGTGTAGAAGTCTTCTGCTGCAGAGTCCGTGTTTAGAGGTGAACCGAAGTTCTCTACTAATCCTTTAGCGTCTGAAACTGTTACTACTTCATCAACAGGGCCCCATTGAAATGAACCAGCGAACGCACCTGTTGTGCTTGAAACTGCTGGTACAACATTCGTCAAGTCAATTTCGTTGACTTGTACGCCTGGTGATACTTGAAATGCCATACTTTTCTCCTGTTAATGTAAAAAGTTTTGTTTTACTTGATATATTTATAACTTTATTAATCTTAACGAACCTTGTATTTAGGACGATATAAACCACCTATCTCCTTCAGTGTCGACAAAACTTTCGTTTTCATCCTTAACACTTCCAAAAACTCCTGCTGGTAACATGTCATCTTCTATCATTTTCTGTTGTTCGGAATATAATAGGTCTTTAACTTGTGAATCCGTGAGATGATAAAAGTATTCTGTTGTTATAAACCACGAAAATAATACGAGATTCATAACCATATCGTCATGATAACCTTTGGCAGCTTCATATGAAGTGCCTTTGTTAACAAATGTCAATAGTTCTGTTATAGTTGCTCTGTCACACAATTCCAACCTGTGTTCTTCTAAGAGTTCTTTGAGTGTCGAACAACCTATTCTTTTAACCTTCTTGTTCATTGTGACACCGATATCTTCCTGTTTTGTCATTCCTTGGACAAAGACATTTGAATATTCAATATCATAATGTAACTGTTGAGCAACCATTCCACCCTCTGCATTGTTCTCAACAATAACTAATGCTTCGTTATAGGGTTTAACATATTTGTTTATCATGTCAGGCAATAACATAGGAGATAACATGTTATCTCTAAATGTTGCAACTTGTTTAAAGGGTTGCACCGAAACATCAAATACACTAAACGTGGAATAATCCATTCCTCTTCCCTTAGAGACATCTACTGTACAAACGTAAGCATGTCCTTCTATGGGTCTAGTGTATATATTTATGTTATCACGATTCCAGTCGGGGTCTATAGAGCGTAATCCTAGTAAAATATTAGAATTAATAAGGGTATTACCTGTCCCTAGGAAACTATTTCCATACTCCTGTTCGAACTGGGTTTCGGATGTGTTTGCAATGGTCTGTTTCTTCCACTCTTCATCTCTGCCAGGCACATCATACCAGTTGATAAGAAAGTGTTTGTATTCAGATTGTTTCTGAATTGCACTCTCATATATCTTATAGAACATGTTACCAACACCGTTTGCAGTAGATGTGATAATAACCTTTGAATTTTTACCCGAGGTAACAACNGGATAGGTAGATGTATAGAANTCTTCTGCATTTTCTACGAACGCAAACTCATCAAGATACAAGAGGTTTATAGATAATCCACGAATAGAACTCGAAGATGTTGCAGCTGCAACGACCTTACTATCATTTCCAAACTCAATGTTACCTTTGTTTAGAATCTTAACACCAGGCTGTAAAAAGAACGGAACTGATT